AAACAGCTCGGCGCATCGAATCTCTGAGCAACTATATCCTCTCCCGGGGCCTCCAGAAGAAGTACAAGAGCCACTACCACACTATCCTCACATGGGAAAGGAGCGAACATGGTCAATCCACTTCAGGAAGACAGCCTGCTGGACGAGTATTTTCCGCGCGAGGAAACGGCCATGGACAGCCTAACGGAATCCCTTCAGGCGAGAACTGGAAACCCGAAGACTATTGCGGCCCAGGCACCATCTCAGACAACCCCGTGGCTGGAGAGGTATCGAGCAATCCCGCAACCCCAAGCCCGTGACGGTTGCCCGCGATGTGGTGGGACAGGGCGTGAGAGCGTGCGCAATGGCGCAAACACGTACACCCAGCGATGCCGTGCTCCTGGATGCCTGGAGGATGATCGCCAGCGGTACAGCGACGAAGTGATACCGCTCAGGCGAGAGCGTGAGGCGAGATTGGCGCCTAGGATCTACTCATGCCTTCAATGCTATGATGCCGGGTTTGTCTATCCAAGTTTGCCCGATGGCCGCTCAGACCGTTCGCGCATCGTGGTGTGCCCGGCATGTCGGGGAGGTACGATTCAGCCGGTACCACGTGCGCCGGAAGCGCACGTGCAGGCGGAGCGCAAGCGGGCGCCGGAGCAAACCTTCGCCTCATTCCTCCCCAGGCCAGGTACAGAGGCAGCAGTCGCGGCGGCTAAGGCGCTTGCCCATGCCCAGGGCAAGCCGTGGCTCACACTTGTAGGTCCACGCGGTTGCGGCAAAAGCCATCTGGCCCAAGCCATCGTGGGCGAGTGGTGTGCAACGCAAGGGCCAGACGCCGATGCCCACTACCTGTCATGGCCCGACTTCTGGAGGTCTTGCCTTGCGGCCCAAGACGGCCACGAGCAGGCGGCCATGGTAGAGCAAGTCAAAGGCTGGCGGATGGTGGTGCTCGATGAAGTCGCGGACCAGAGCGCGACGCCGGCTAGCCTCAAGGCAATGGAGGAGATCGCAGACTGGCGCTACCAGGCCGGCGCGCCAACGGTATACATCTCCGATTGGCCGCGCAACCGATGGCCCGCTGGTGCGCTTGTGTCGCGCACGGATGATGTAGCCATGTGCGCCAACGTGGCGGTCACGGCTGGCAGCTACAGGCTGGTGTCCAGGTGACACGCCACCAGCATCGGCCCGGCAGGTGACGTTGACCGCGACGGACTACAGGAGGCGATGAATGTGCACGGCGACCCGGTAGCATGGGCGGAAAAGCAAGAGCTACACCGCTTGTTGATACAGGCGCTAAACATGCTGAGCGAGCCGCAGCGGTCGGTCATCATGTGGCGGGTAGGATGGTACACAAAACCGCTGAAGCTACGGGAGATAGGCGAGGTCATGGGTCAAAACAAAAACTGGACATCTAACCAACTACATAAAGCGCTACGGCGTCTGTGTCATCCACAATACAGCCGTGCGCTAGTGACGTTTCTGGAGTAGGAGGGACAGGAGGCGTTAGGATGGAGCAACTAGACGCGAGCCGGTATGATGATCTGTTTTACAAGCCAATCAAGCGAATCTGCGATGTGAAGGCAGAATGCCCGCCGAACATAGTCGATGAGATACGAGCCAGTGGGTCGGTTTCAATTGCGCGAGAGCCGCAGAGCCGGCATGTGCTGGTGCAGACGGAAGATGGGACAGTGTACCGCATTGCTGACTACGTGCTTGTTGACTCCGAGGCATTGCAGGCGGCATTGTGGCAGGCAAGGGACAAAAGTGGCAGTGTCGCTGCCCGCCAGAATGCCCAGGAATACCGAAAGGGAGAATGAGATGGCGACAGTTATAAGCAAGTATGAACGAGAGACGGTAATCACATTCAACGAGGAAGAGCAAATTGCCCACATCTTCACGTATAACAGAGCGTGGCAGCGGCACCTGGAGGGGCGGATGGGGTTGAAGGCAGACACAGACAATGGGGCGGGAGGCCGTGACTACACGTTGCCGAAAGCGAGGATACGTAAGCCCATGCCCAAGCGGCCCGGGAAGGTGATGACGGCAGAACAGCGGGCGGTGGTGAGAAAACGGTTTGCGGCGGCGCGCCAGAATGCCAAAATGGGGCAGGTTGGTATATCAGGAACAATGAAAACTGGACATGAAAAGTGAAACCCAAGGGATTGGGCAGGGCAGACTCCACTTGACCGTTATTTCAAGGCAGAAATGGGGCAAACATGTTCGGATGCAGGAAGGAACAGGAATACAACCAGGAGGAGTCAATACCACAGACCTGCATACTCGACTGTCCGGTATGCCAGCACGAGACGGTGATGCTTGTGGGTGCGACCGATGGGGAGCGGTACTACGGTATACTGCGGCCATTTTACTTCGGGTTTGAGCATCCGGCGTGGAAGTGCGCCACATGCGGGACGGCGTTTGTGGAGGAGACCAGGCTTGTGAAGCTGGAGGTCAAGCATGACTGACTTGAAGGCAGGCGATTGGGTGACGCTACGCCGGGGGGCGTGGTCGAAGGTTTGCAGGTTGCACCGGGTGAACATACCAACAACCGACATCTGGATAGCTGAACGCGGGGATGGCTCAGGCTATGGGATATACGAGAGTGAGGTCATAGCGCGCTGGTTCAACGATGTGGACGGGACGGTGTACGGCGACGACGGTCACGGGATACCTCCGGGCATGACGTGGCATGACCTGGCTGAGTACCTAGTGCGGCTGGATGCCATCAATGTCATGGCCTCCGCCACGCGACCCGATGGATTACGAGTTCTGGTGAAGAAAGGGGGTGAGAGCGTGATTACCTGTCCAGACTGCGGACAGGAGTACGACCCACATAGGCGGCACTTCTGTCCCAGCAAGGTTATGCCAAACCGGGGGCACCGCCCGGGGAAACAAACGTTGGCGCGTGAGAGGTTCCCATTCGCAGTCGAGGTTATTGACGCGTGCGACCACGAGAAGATTGAGCGCATAAAGGCTGAAATCGAAAAGGAGGGATAACATAGACACGTCGAACGAGTACATCAACATGTGCCTGACAGCACGAGAGGTTCAGGTTGACCACAAGTGGGCAGAGGGAGATTGGTTTTGGGATGGGGCTCAGGTCAAGTGCATCGGGAGCGACCTGTTCGGTGTTGTGGAGTACGCAGAGAGACCGTTAAGCGAGGTACGTGTTCCCCTGCTGCCACGTCTCACTGCCATGGAACTTGACCCGCAGGACAGGGTGACGGTACCGGACTTCGATGTGCTGACATTTCAGCGGTTTGAGTACGGGAGAGTGACCTGGCTTCCCAGGCAGGACCAGTTACAGACCATGGTGAATGGGGCCGCGATAAGCGCAAGGGAACTAGGCTGGTGGTTCGGCAACTGGTGTGATCGAGATGGAGACCCATCTGTCGGTATGGATGAACTATGGCTTTCCTACGTAATGCACGAGAAGTATGGCAAGCGATGGAACGGTGACAACTGGATTAGCGAAAAAAAGGGAGACGAAAGGTGAAACGGATACTGGCGGTCTTGGCGGTTCTGGCAATTCTGGCGGGAGCTTTTTTGATGCCGGCTCAGGGCGTGCAGGCGGCGCCGGGGATGAAGGTCTCTATCGTGACCACGTACACGCACAGCCTCACGCCCGGACAGGACTTTTTCATCTGGGCGACGGTGACACAGGGCAAGCAACCGGTTCCCGGGGTTGTGGTGCATAAGTACGCTTACCAGCTTGACGCGGCATGGACCAACTGGAACACGGCCATAACTGACGAGAATGGCATGGTGTTCTTCACACTGCATGTGGGGCAGAGTACCGGCTGGTGGTGGGTGCGAATCTACCTGTACCCACTGGATGGGGGTGCGTGCGATCTCGTCAGATACCAGGTGCGCATACCACGCGGCGGAAAGCAGTAGGGGGGCCGTGGAGACCTATGCCACCACCGACCTGACATTGGCGGCCTTCCTGATGTGCAGGGGTGCGATGGTGCTGGGTGTGACGGGGCCGGTCTACAAGAGGACGATTGAGCTTGGGCCTGTGGTGGGGGATGACATATTTCGGTACATGACCGGGGAGGCCATGGTCAACGTGCGGATGATGGACAGGGCCAGACAGAACGTCATGCAGAGGGTGAGGAGTTTGGCATGAAAGCGACACCCGATGACTTCGCCGAACTACAGGGAATATTCCAGTTGGCTGCCGATAACGCTGTTAGCCTGTGTCTTAGCTATCACGAATGCTGTGACGAGTGGTCGTGGCAGGTTATGTCTCCGGCGCCCGCCGAAGAATACGAGACCGACTGGGTTACCCTTGCATACGTCAACGAGGACATCAAGAAATGGTTGAACTCACTAGCAGATGGGAAGCCATGACTGCCGACCGTTCAGGACAACTAGCTGACCACTGCACCTGCAAGTTCGGGGCAGATGGGAGGATTGTAAGTCTCTGCGGATATTGCAGGGACCGCAAGGACCGGGAACGATTCGTGCCGTACTTCAATGTCCACGTAGAGCCTCGTGGCAGGAACTCGGCTATTATTACCCGAACACAGCGTACATATGATGGTGGCTAACTTGACAGAATGGTCATTTTGTGGTAATGTAACGAGACAAATGCGTTTCATCTAGGGACAATAAGAGCGAGAGCGGGCGCGGCCCTACGCCCAGGGCCAGCAACCGCTTTTGCTTTTTGTGAGGCCGGTCAGTGACGGTATATGTCAAGGCCGGCCTTTTCATTTGCGCCTCGTGCGGCATTATCACACTTGACTCTGACAAGCCGTGTCAGTGCGGAAATGCTACCTTCTGTGATTTCCTGGTGCCTGCTGAAGACCCTGTTGGCTACGACACGGGAGCGGGCACGGGTGTTTCCAATTCCTACTATGGGCCTACCCCGTTTGATGCGGGTTGAAGGGCTGTGGGCACATGGGGGCTTATGCCCCCGCCCACAATAAGCCACCGGGAGCATGAAGGATGAGTCCGTTGACAGCCAAAGGCCGCAAGATAAAGCGGGCGATGCGTAAGGAGTACGGGAAGGAACGCGGTGACAGAGTGTTCTACGCATCGCAGAACAAAGGGACCATCAAGGGGACGCACAAGACGAAGAAGCGGGGAAAGAAGTGAAGGAATCCAAGCGCCTCAAGATATTCCGGCGTGAGTTCGAGCGGCGTCAGAAGCAGTTCGGACTCTGTGGTTATCAGGTCTTCTTCGAGGAAAAGAAACTTGAGGACTGTTTCGCCAACATCACCCAGAATCATGGAGACATGGTAGCAACTGCCCGCGTGAATAGCGACCCTCACGGTGACCGAAAACCCATTGAGAGCGCCAAGCACGAGGCGATCCACCTGCTCATAGGCAAGTTAGAGTATCTTGCCAAACGGCGGTACGTGTCTGAGGACGAAATCTATACCTGCGCCGAGGAACTGACCGTCAAGCTGATGGGGTTGATACCATGACACGCGGCAATGGCATGGCGGCGGCCCGGGCCGCTTGGAAGCACGGCAAGCCAAAGGGCCGACCCACGGATGCGGTACTGGCGGATTGGCGCCGCAAGGTCATGGAGGGTATGGTCAAGCTACAGAGCCGGGAGGAGATTGCGCTGGCCGTTGGGTGTAGCGTGGCCTTCGTCGCCAAGCAAGAGCGCGGAATCCTCAAGGATTGGGCCTATCTCGACCGGGACAGGACCGAGGAGCAAAGAGCCAAGCAACTGAGGGGTCTTGAGTGGGCGCTATCTGAACTGGTCAAGCAAAGGCGTGATGGTGACGTGACCATCGGACTTCTTGCTGAACTACGCAACAATATCATGGACCAGGCGAAGCTCACCGGGACTATCGCTGTTCCTCCCCCGGTCACCAACATCAACAATCAGAACGGGCCGGTGACATTTAACTACATCAACCGACTTCCAGAACCGGCAACATGGCAGGAGGTACAGCCATCGGCGCTGATAGAAGGGAAGTAGCACCCGCCTACGAGCCGTCACCTAAGCAGTGTTTGGCTCATGCTGCGGCTGAGCGTTTTGTCTTGTTTGGAGGCGCCGTCGGTGGCGGCAAGACGGCGTGGCTTGTGAATGAGGCCATCCGGCTCAGTATGAAGTGGCCCGGCAATGCTGGCTACCTCTGCCGTCACGAGCTACAGTCATTCAAACGCACGACGCTTGAGGAACTATTGAAGTTCCTCCCGCCGGAACTGATTGCGAAACACCACCAGACTGACCACTTCATCCGGTTCACAAACGGCTCTACCATCTGGTACGGCGGCCTGGGCGACGACCGGGAGGGCATAGACCGCATCAAGAACATGAACCTTGGCTGGTTCGGCATTGACCAGGCTGAGGAGACAACCGAAGGCCATTTCACCATGCTTGCCACCCGTCTTCGGTTGGTCCTGCCCGGCATCCACTACCGTGGCCTGCTTACTGCCAATCCAGCGCCTGGGTGGGTCAAGGAGAGGTTCATTCAGTCGCATCATGACAATCATGTCTTCATCCCTTCATTCATCCGGGACAATAAGTACCTGCCTAGTGACTACGAGCAGCAGCTACGCGACTCCGGGCTGCCGGCGGAGCTTATCTCGCAATGGGTGGAGGGGAACTGGGATGTGGCAAGCGGCGCGAATGAGTTGATACCCTACCAGTACATCAGGGCAGCCATCAACCGGGAGATTATCGGTCAGGACGGGGCAACCGTCATCGGTGTTGATGTGGCGCGCCTTGGTAGTGACGAATCGGTCGCCATCGTGCGCCGGGGAGACCTGGTGCTTGACATCCAGTCATGGGGCAGGCAGGACACCGTTTTCTCGACGGGGCGGGTCAATGCTCTCGTGGAACAGTACCGGCCGAACCTCGTGGCGGTTGACGAGATAGGCGTCGGCGTTGGTGTACTCGACCCGCTGCGGGCTGCTGGCGTCAGGGTGAGGGGTATCAACGTCGCGGGGAAGGCGCTAGACGATATTCACTTCGCCAATCTGCGGGCCGAGATGTATCAGGCCCTCGCCAAGAGGTTCGAGCAAGGCCGCATTTCGATACCGGACCATCAAAGGCTCTGCGCCGACCTTTCGGTGCTGGCCTACAAGTTCGACAACCACCAACGGCTTTTGATTGAGGCGAAGGAAGACCTGCGCCGGCGCCTGGGCCGCAGCACCGACTATGCCGATGCCTTGATGCTTTCCTTTGTGAATGCCCAGTGGATTCAAGAGCCCGACCTGTGGGCGCGGCGGCAACCGACTTCTTACCTGGTGAGACGATGAACGTTGACGACATGGTAACGCTCAGGGAAGACCTGACCACGTACTACGCCACGATGCACGAGAACATGGAGGAAGCGGCAGCGTTCTACCATTCCGAGTACACACAGATGATTGTGGACTACAGTGCCGGTAAAGTGTCGGACTTCAAGCCCTACAAGTTGCCGGATGCTAAGACAAAGACGGACATACTTGTGGACCAAACCATGTCTATCGGTCGAGTGGTCAACTGTGAGCCTTGGGCGGAGTCTCAGAAGGTCAAGGCGCTGGCCGAAAAGCTCAAGAAGTGGGGGCAGGCGACCCTCGATGAATCCGAGCGGCACTGGTCTTTCAACTTTGTCAGGGACATGACAAAGCAACTCATCCTCTACGGCATGACCGCCCGCAAGTTGCTCTGGAATCAGGATGTGTGGCCGGATAAGCCGACGACCGACGATGAGATGGAGAACGCGAAGTACGAGAACAAGCGCAAGCGCGCCTTTCCGTTCTACATCGCCACGGTCAACCCGATAAACCTCAAGATTGACCCATCAATGGAGGCGCCGCAGTTCGTCATCGAGGAGTTCGAGCGGCCCGCCATTATGGTCAAGCAACTGCACCCAGAATGGGACATGGGGAAGTACAACCCGATGGATATGGTCAAGTGGTGGGAGTTCTGGACGGCGGATGAGTTTTGTTATTTCGTGGAGAACACGCCGGTTGGTGACATCCGAGAAAACTTCATGGGATTCCTTCCCTACGAGATCGGCTACAGCGGATTCGGTGAGGCATCACCGGCGGCTGGGCCTGAGTACCGCGCCATCGGTCTCGTGCAGGCGGCAATGGATAGTATTAGACACAAGTCGGAATTGATGACGGCCATCCAGTATTACATCATGTCCTACGCCTATGGAATCCCGACGGTGGTTGAGCCGCCGGCTCAAGATTTCACCATTCCTCAGTTGGGACTTGTTGGCGTGATACCGAAGCACTACGAGTACGAGAACAAGTTGCCGCCACCCCTCAATCAAGAAGCATGGCGCGTCCTCAGCTTCTTCGACAACGCCATTGACGAGGCAACAGCCAATCCGGTGCTTCAGGGCCAGCGCCCGGGCAATGCCCGCAGCGGGTATGACCAAGCAGTTTCGGTGAGCAATGCACGGATGCGGCTTGTCGGCCCGGTCAACACGACCGAGAACATCCTGGGTAAGACGCTCGACCAGATGGGCAAGCTCATTCACGACCAGTGCGATGGGCCGGTCACGATAGGCTCGACCACCGTAACTCCGGGGGACTTTGAGGCTGAACCCTACTTCACCGTGAGGTTCGAGGGCGAGACCCCGGAGGAACGCGACAGGCGTTATCAGGTTGGCTTGAGCGTCTGGGGCAAGCTGAGCGAAGACACCATCATACGCGACTTCTTCGGAAAAGACCCGGTCCACGAGATGGAGCAGAAGGCGGTCGAGCAGGTTCTCGTGTCGCCGACCATCCAGCAGTCAATCGCCAACGGCGCCATCAAGAAGTTCGGGTTTGACCGCTTCATTCAGGGAGAGGAAGAGGCGCAGGCGGTACAGAAAAGGGAATCTGCACGGATGCCTAACCGTCCCATAACCCGTCAGATGCAGCGCCTCGACCAGATGGGGCAGCCGAGGCCGCTTGGCAGCCCGCAAGAGGAGCCACAGTATGCCGAGTAAAGACCGGACCAGCCTGCCGACCAAGATTGCCTTTGCTGTGGCGAAGGCAATGGAGCAGATAGATGACCGGCTCACGAAAGAGGCGTCCGTTCCCTTCATGATGGAGGAGCGTCCGATGACGAAGCAAGAGCGCCTTATCCAGCAGGCGCATGAGGCGGTGACCAATGACACTATGGGATGAAGGCGACCCCTTTGCGGTCAACTGGGACGAGTGGACGGCCGCTCAGAACAAGCAGGGCAACGAGGAAGACGTTACACAGACCCCAAGCTGGGGCTGGCGCGATGTTGACGGCGTGCAACGCTGGGTACCGCTCGATGAACGGGGCAATGCCCTTTTGACCGGCGTGCCGGCCAAAGGTACCCCTGGATACTTCGAGGGATTCTCCTATGGTGCTCCACGAACAACGCGCACTCTGGCGCCGCAGGTCACGCCTGGGGGCATGTACGAAGGGGCATGGGGTGGTCGTAGACTACCGAACACGCAAGAAGAGAACTGGCTATGGCGGACAGCCGGGATAACACCTCCTCCCGGTCCCGGTCAAGCGGGCTACCAGAGCCCGACCGAGGTTGCCCAACAGGAGGAAGCGCGTCAGGCGCTCACGCAGTTCCTCGAGGGTGTCTGGAAGCCGGTACAGGTTGATGTTCCACAACTGAAGGGTGGTGAAGCCTTTGGCACGCCTCAAGAGGTCGTGGACTGGCTGCGCGGCAGCGGCTATCAGCCCGTAGTATCAAGGGCAGCCGGGACGAGCAACGAGCCGATGCAGGTTATCACCGTTGCGGCCAAAGACCCAACGACAGGAGAGTGGGGCAACTTCAAGGACATCTGGCTTACGACCAGTTCATTCTCTGACCCGAACGCGCCAAACCCTACCGCGTGGGACGAACCGTGGGGCCGCAACATCGTGGTGGCTAACGTGTCCCCCGCATTCAGCGGCATGGAACGGTCGCAAGTCGAATCGGTCTGGCCAACAGAACAACGACCTTCGGGACAGCAGCCTGTCCGGGTATCAACGACACAGACGCCGGAAGGCTATGGCAGCGAAGGCAGTCCGCCAGTGATGGATCTAAGCCTTCCTAACTTCACGCCTCAGACGTGGATTGCGAAGGGACCGAGGGAACAGGCCAAAATCAAGGCAAGGATAGAGGCTACCGGCGCCAATTTCGACCAGTGGCTCAAGGACCAGTACGTACCCTGGGTGACACCGACGAATCTCCGTGTTGCGAGGTATCGCTGACGTGACGTGGTTTGAGTCTCAGTGGCTTCCGCAGGCGCAGTCGTGGCTTGACGAAGCAAGAGCACGCGACCGTCAGGCCGCGTATCTGCGTTCGCAAGAGTTCCTTCGGCTCAACCCATGGGCGGCTGAGGAACTGCGGGCGCAGCAGAAGAAGGAACAGGAAGCCGCTGAGCACGAAGCATACATGAATAGCGTACTCCCTAACGGAATGACTGTGCGCGAGTATGCCAGACAGGCCATGGGTGGCGCAACGCCATCCGCGCCATCTACCCCGCCGAATGCTGCGCCGTCTGCTCCACCAGCAAGCCAGGATGTGGCAGGCGCTCTTGCCCAGCGTGACGGCGCAGCGATAACCGAATACGAGGGGACGACACAGAAGACCAATGCCATCAAGCCAGGGCTGAAGGCGAACACGGTTGTTGTTGACCTTCTCGACGAACTGGGTGGTGAAGCGAAGGCAAGCGAGGCGGCGCGTAAGAAGTGGCAAGCTGAGGACAATCTGCGACGGTATGGTATCGTGAATCCGAGCCAACTGACCAAAGACATGCGCGACATGCCGGGCAGTAATCCTTTCGTGACGCCCTACTTCGGCATGGGGCCAACGGCGGGGCAGTGGCAACCGACTGAGGCTGACCAATCGTGGCTTACCGGGGCGATGGGCGCGCTAGGAACGGTCAATGCGCCCTTCGAGTACCAATCAGCCGTCTATCACGGGCAGGCGCCGGGATTGACCCAGAACATACGTCAGTCGGCAGCGATAACCAAGGGCATGACGCGGGAGCAAGCCCAGGCGCAGGTCGCTGAGAACGTCAGGCAACGTTCTTTGTCTGCCGGCGAAGCCTTCATGGACGCTATTCAGAAGTACCGTGAGGCTGATATTCCGTTCTGGTCCCGGCTTGCCGGTGAGTCAACCAATCCGATCTTCTTCGTACCGGTTGCGCAGGTAGCTGAGGGCCTTGGGTTGGGCGCACGGGCCATCAAGGCGGGATTGACTATAGACAATGCCATGGCAACAGTCGGGACGCTTGGAATGAACAAGGCCCTCGAAGCCCTCGTTGCTCGTGGCCTGCAACCATTGGCAAAGAAGGTTGCAACGCGGGCGGCCCTGAGTGCGGCTGAGAAGGCGAAGGTCACCGAGGCACTTGAGGGCATAGCCGCAGAGACAACCGGTGCGCCAGAGGCCATAGACACCATAGGCAGGCAAAGGGCGGCACTCGCGGTTGAGGAGGCGGCAAAAGAAACTCCTACTCCAGTCTTGGAACCGAAGGTTCCAGAGGCTCGCGCTGCACCGCCGAAACCGCCGCCAGGGAGGCCGGCAAAGGCGGCGCTTGTTCCTACCCCGGAAGTCAAACCCCCAGTGGTCGAGACTGCCATGACCGAGCCGATAGCGCCGGTTAGTGCCACGATGGTCACTGACGAGCGATTAGTGAAAGCGTGGAATGGCAATCGCTTCACCGAGTTCGAGAAGCGACGAATGGCCGAGGAGGCTAAACTCAAGGCACCGGCTCGCGTCGGCAAGAATAAGCATTGGTGGATGTTGACAGAAAACGAGAGAGTGCAACTTGAGCCAGTGCTGCGCAAGGAGGTATCACCCGCAGCCAAGCCTTCCGTGGCCGAGGCTCCGAAGGCGGCGCCCAAAGAGCCGTGGCAGATGACGCGGACTGACTTCATCAACCAAGAGGTCGCTGGCAACTACGCCCAACTGGAGCGAGAGAAAGGCGCAAAGGCGAGTGCGCTATCTCTTGGAAAGTATGCGCCAGGAACAAGGGCTGAACAAGAATCAAAGACGTGGTTCAGCTTATCGCACGAACACAGTGTTGCCCGTGCCCTTTCTGAGGGCAAGCCCGTCCCGCCCGAAGTGCTGAAAGACTACCCTGATCTTGCGGCGAAGGTGGCGCCTGCGCAGGCAGCGACGCCGCCAGCAGCGACGGTTCCTTGGAAACTTATGTCTACCAATGACCAGGCTAATGCCTTTGGCTTGAGTCAAAAGGTGGCGCAACACGCTGAATATCCTCAACTGAAGAAACTTGTTGATACGCGGTATTCGCGTGCCATTGGCGAAAAGCGGACTTATGCCCCTGATGATGAACAGTATCGCTACCTAGTGGCTGGCCCCGGAACCACAAGAAGTTCTGCTATAGCAGAACTTCAGAACAAAATCGCACGAGATGTCGGTATTGGTTTGAGACGTGATGTCGGTCTATTCAAAAGTGTCACACTCGACATTCCACAGCCCAAAACAGAACTAACTAAGCCGTTGCCCGGGCAGATGACGCTTGGTCCTGGTGGCCGTGCCGCTATCGTTGGCGCTTCGGCAATCCCCGCAGCCGTCGAGCAGACCCAGGAACCAGACAAAACGCAGGTGTCGGCTCTGTGGTGGCTGCCAGCTATTGCCGCAGGAGCAGTCGGTTCGGCTGTTGCTTTGAGGCGCCTTCCAACGGCAGCACGAGCCGCCCGGACGGCCATAGCAGAGTCGGGCTTCAAGTCTCTCGACAGAATTACACAGCTTGCAGCGGCCAGTGTGGAGCGAGATAGGCCGGGCACGATTACCGGAACGCTTCTCAAGGTTCCGGGCCTGAAGAAGGTATTGACCTTCGAGCGTCCGGGACTTGCCATGACCGGCAAGAATGAGAAGGTTCTTGTCGGCATGGTTGCGGAAACGGCAGCGCGCTCAGATGTAAACGCTCGCTTGCTAGGAAGCCGCGTGAAGGCAATCAATGGTCTGCGAGATGCGTTCGGAGAAAAGGCACTACATGGCGAGAAGGTGCCTGTGCGGTTTCGCGGTACTACCGCCGACGCTTCTCCTATTGACGGCACGCTCCTTGACATAGCGCAGCGGCCCCAGCTATACGACCTAACACCCCAACAGGCACGGGCGCTTGACTTGCTTCAGTCTCACAACGATAGCGGACTTCGACTCGTGACTGAGGGCTACGGGGCGGATATAGGCCGCTATCCTGTGGCTACCGGCGGTGCGTATCTGCCGAACGTTGACGTTGACAAGCCGATACTTGACCAACTGGGAAGTGAGACAAGGGCTGTTGCGACCGGTCGGTCGAAGACTCGTTTCTATGCCTCTGCCGCCGACCGGATGGCTGCTGACGCTACGTTTAAGCCAGAGACCGATGTGCAGCGCCTCATCGAGGGCGCCGATAGCTTCAAGGCCAGCGCTGCCGGCGGTGAGACGCTTCGTCACACGCTTGGCGGCAAGACGCGGTTGGAGGTCATGCAGGAGACCCATCCTGAACTGTACTCCAAGATGACCGCCTTGAAGTCCAGACTGGGCAAGCTGCGCGGTTCTCTAGGAACGTTGGACAGAAAACTCGATACGGCTGTTTCTGACTTCATCAAGTCACCCACAGAGCCGGAAGACTTCAATGCTCTGCGAGACGCTTTCGACGTGTCTTTGGCATCCGGGCCACGTGCCGGGATGGGCGCTGCTGAAATAGAACGCGAGATTGCTGGAGTCAAGCGACAGATTGCTGCCCTTCGGCCAGCATGGGAAGTCGCCAACCCGAAGCCGTACGTCATGGTCCAGCAAGGAATCTTTAGGTACTTCCCGGTAGATACGGCAAACCTCATAAACCAGACGCGGCAAGTGACAAACAACCGCCTTCTCAACTTCGTCGAATCCTGGCGTGGTCAAGCGTTTTCAGGTGACTTCTCTCCGTTCGCAATACAGGATGCCCTCGGAGTTCTGGCTGACCCCATCGGCAGTGCTAAGACCGCACGAGGCGCAATAACAAAGGCTCGTGTAGCCGGTGACCCGTTCCGCTCCATGAAGGTGTCCGCACTGGCTGAGGATGTGGCCGCCGACCCGGACGGGTGGGCCGAATACGCGGCACTCATGGGACGCCGGCTGGCAGGAACACCGGAGGAGTTTAGCGCGGGATTCCTCACGAAGATTCCGAAGTTCTCGAAGTTCAACGAAGCAACCTATGTCACCGTGACACGTGGCTCGAAGGCTCTTTACGACAGGACGTGGAAGTCTCTTGCGAGTAGCGGCCTTCCAGAACTGGAGGCTAAAGTCGTAGCCGCTCACACGGCAAGCGAGATTTACCCCCTGGTCAATGTCTCACGCCTCGGCCAGTCGCAGGCAAGGGCGGCGGTTCTGCGCGCCCTACCCACATCGTACTCATTCATCCGCCAGCCGGCCAACATGATGCTGGACGCGGGAAAGGGAATCTGGAAGCTTGCTATCAGGCAGCCGCTCACACAGTCAGAAAAGGTGTCTGTCAGGTTGATGACAACTATGGCGGCATCCGTCCTTGCGGCATCTGCCGCCAGTGCAGCGGCCACGGCTGCGGTGCGTGGTCAAGACGTGCTCAAAGCGATGAAGGATGCCGTCAATCCTGACCCGAACAACGGGAAGTTCGCCAGCATCATAGTCGGCGACATACGGATTCCCATAGGCGGACCGTACCGCGCTCTATTCCGGGCAATGACTCCGAAAGAGGTACCAGGCATTCCAATAGCGGTTCCGATGGCAGGGATTCCTCAGTTTGTCATGAATAGAATCTCGCCGGCGCTTCGGACACAGCTTGACCTCATAAAGAATAAGGACTACTACGGCAACCAAATACTCAAGGGCGACTTTCCAGAACAGGTCATGCGTGGTTTGGCTTATGAGGCTGAGGGCGCGATGCCCCTTACCGTTGGCGCAGGCGTCGAGTCCATCAGGACCGGCGGCGAAGGCGGGTCTCCACTTCAGCAGATGCTTGGTCAGTTCGCTGGGGTCAACGTCATCGAAGCTACGCCGGCACAAAGACGCGATGGCTTGCGAGATATCATAGCACGCCAGCAGGGCAAACAGTCCTGGTGGGAACTCTCCGGCGACAAGCGGAAAGAACTTACAGAGTCCAATGCTGACCTCAAGAAGGCAACTGAGGATGCGGCAGCGAAATGGGCAGCCACAACTACGCCGGAGGCTATGCTGTCCAATCAGGTCACCAAAGACCTTGACGAAGCCTACACCACGTACAGCGAGGGAATCACTAAGGCCGCTGAGCTAGCAGAGATGGCCGCCCGGGAGAATGACCAGTACGCCTATGTCAACTTCAAGGATGCGGTCAAGACGTGGGGCACGTTCCTCGGAATAAGACGCGACCAGATCGAAAACAATCCTGAGTACAAGACGGTCATAGATAAGTGGGCGCAACTGTCCAAGCAGAAAAAGGACGACCTGCAACGTGATGGGCTACAAGAGGCGGCGGAGGACGTGGCCTACGAGCAGTATCAGGCAATCAAGAACGACCCCAGTTTTGAAATCAATGACGCGCAGTACGGGGATACCTTCGACTTCGATAGTTACCAGGTGGCGCTTGAGACATTTCGGAATCAGTGGGGCGACCAGATGTTCCAATACGTGAAGGAACGGGCGGCGTCGAACAAAGAGGAGCTACCCCAGGCGTACTTTGACTATCAGAGGGCTAAAGAGGCTCTTAGGCCATACTGGGACTTGGACAAGAAGGCAAAGGCTGCTGGTCCACCAGACCTCGACCGACAGATTAAAGCTTACGATACATTGTCATTCACTACACCGACGGACAAGATGGGCTCGTTGCGGATGATGTTTCCTGCGGTCGCGGCATACAGAAAACTTCTCGACATGATGCAGATGTCATGGAGAGAACTGCATCCAGATGGCGATGCGCTCTTGACGAAATACTACCATCGCAAGCCCATAGCTTTGCAGGTGACACGGTGAAGAACCTACGCGCCGTGAGGCGCTGAGGAATAAGCGGAGCAACGCTGACACAGCGAAGCAACGCGAGACGGAGGCACAGGAATGGAAGGCATTGACGAGAAAGGGATAGAGATAGTTGAAGTCGAGGAAACGCCGACGGGCGAATCCGAAGCGACTGAACCTACCGCTACCCAGGAAACGCCAAAGCCGCAACCGAGCGAGGAGTTCAAGGGAATCCAGCGGGCACTGGCACAACGGGACAGGGAAGTGGCGCGGATAAGAAGCGAGCTTGAGGAGGAGAGAGCGGCACGTCGCCAGCAAGAGGCGCTTACAAGGCGTCTCGACAGTCTGCAAGACACGATAGCGGGCCTCTTGGAGGCCCAGGCCAGAACGGGCACACTTGACCCGGACGCGCAGACGGCCTTGCAGTCAACGGTGACGAAGCTCCGTGAGGAACGGGAGAGAGGGCAGCGCGAATCCGCACAGTCACAGTGGCAGAAGGAGGCCAATGTCGTCATGAAGCAAATCTCTGAGATGGCGGAAGAGGCAGGCGTGCCTCTGACCCACGAGGGACTTCGTGATGTCAAGGCGCACTTCTTGGAGGCGGTGAAGACCGGCGACCGGGAGTCACTTCTCGGAAGCATAGGTGAGGCCAGGCGCCAGCTCGCTACCCTTGGAAAGACTACCTCGGTTGTTGACCCGGAGCAACAGAAACAAGAACAGGAGAAGAGGCGGGAAGCCAAGAGGCTTGACCTTGGTTCGTCTACGGGTGGTGGAGGGGGAACGCTGAGATTGGCTGACTTCCAGAAGATGTCGTGGCGGGAACAGCAGGCGAACCTCGATAAGTACACAGCAGCGCAAAAGGCAGGCCGCCTCAAGTAACAAGAGGTGAGCAATGGCATATAACACTGGGACGACTCCCACTCTAGCAGAGTTGATTACCGCCGGGTTCAATCCGGCCATGTTCTCGACTCAGGTTTTCATGCACACGATGTCGAACCTCGTGGTGGGCGACACGTGCAACAGCGAGTTCCGCAAAGAGCTTCAGAAGGGCTACACCGTGACCATCCCGGTCATGAGTGAGATTAGCACGACTGAGGTCACGCCCGGAACGAAGGCATCCGCATCCAACGCGGCGGGGACTCCGGCAACCATCACGGTTGACAAGTGGCGCTATTCAGCGGTCGAAATCTCGAAGATGAGCCAGATTGAGAACATCGTTGACTACATGGCAAAGGGCGCGAAGTCAGTGGGCTACGCTCTCGCCAAGTACGTTGACACCACCCTGGGGGCTCTGTTCTCCACGCTCAATTCGAGCAGCGTCCTGGGGACCGATGGCACGGCGTTCGATGAAGACCTCTGGCTGTCCATCGTGCAAACGCTAGACGAGGCTGACGTACCGCTGGAGGACCGCGCCTGCATCACCGACCCCTCTGGCCGGGCAGACATGCGGAAGATCGACTCGTTCATCAAGACCGACTACGTGAGGGAGGCTGTGGTACCGACCGGCAAAATCGGCATCATAGACGGCATCGGCATCCGCATCACCAACAACCTCACGGCGGCCACGACCGGGAACTACGGCGTCATCAAGCACCGGGACGCTATTAGTTTCGTCATGCAGAAGGACCCTGGTACCGAGGTAGTCCCCCTGCCGGCTGAGTTCCACACCCTCGTTATTGGGGATGTGATCTTCGGCTGCGCTGAGACCAGGGATGCCTTTGGTGTTCCGTTCTATACCAGGCACGCGTAAAGGGAGGTAACTGAATGCCCATCTATGACCTGACATGTGACGAATGCGGAAAGCGGGACCGGGACGCCTTTGTTGTGCCCGGGAAGCCTCTGCCGCAATGCTGCGGCAGGGAAATGAGGCGGCTGCCGACGCACCAGGCATACGTGTTTATGGATGGGCTAGGAGGCTACCCTTCGAGGCGCAAAAGGCACTTCGGGTCGGCACCCTACACCGGCAGGGATTGGTACCAGACCGACCCGAAGGAGGAGAAATCCGAAAAGGTGCTGGACCTCGAGGCCGATGCGAGGAGACGCAGGGAGAGCGAAAAAGAATCCCAATCCATCGGCGTCTGATAAATAAGCGAGGAACAAAGGAGAAGGCAAAATGCCGAATCAGGTAAAGGTTCAACGGACTCTCGACTTCGAGGGTGCGGCTGGCTACAAGGCAAACATTACGGGCAACCCGATGTCAGAGCGGGTCGTCTACTATCAGCACTTCGTTGGCCCCGGAGTAGATGAGACCAACGAAGTTGCGGTTAACGAATCCCACGGCGGAAGCGGTGCAATCAATGTCGCTGCCGGGGGAACCTACCGGCTCACGTCGAGCACTACGGACAACGACAAGACCGAAGTGGCCGGTGAACTGGTCTGGTACGCAGACTACAACTGCGTCATGGAGGCGCGGGTCAAGGTTGATGCCATAACGACCGTCGGCATGGTGGTGGGCTTCAGCGATGCGAAGGCAGAGGCAGACAATCAGGTGGCCTTCGAGATAAACGGAGCAACCATCGTTGACCGATGCACGAATGGCGCGGCCTTTGCCTTCGACACCGATGCCACGAGCGCCGTCTGGTACATGTGCAATACCAATGCCGGCACACAGGCAGGAACGTCAACGGGGGTGGCGCCGGTAGCTGCCACCTATGAGGTATTCCGAGTGGCCCTGGATTCCAGCGGCAATGCGCGGTTCTACCGCAACGGGACTCCCTGTGGTTACAAGGCGCTGGCTGTTGCAACCGCGACGGCGCTGACGTGGTACGTCGCTGAAATCTCGCGGGCCGGAACTGCTGCGAGGAACATGGACATTGACTACGTGTACTGCGCGCAAGACCTAGCGTAAGGGGGTGACCGATGGCTGACAGGATTCTGACCTGGTACACAGCAACATGGAACCCTGGGGCCGCTCAGACGGGGCCTGCCTACTTTCTGGAGGCCGCCTATGAGCCGGTGGCGGTGCGCGTACACGCCGGCGTAGCTCCACGGACCGAGGACCTGAAGTTCGACATCTTCGCCGATGGTGCGAGCATACTCGCCGACCATACCTCAAAGCAATACGTTCTTGCGACCGGGATTGAGATCCCGACCACGCCGGACACTACGGCGTCGCTGTCTGCCGGCGAAAGCAGCGACGCCATGGCTGAGAACTTCAGCACGGACCTCATTGAAGCGGGGACGTGGGTAACGTGCCGCGTCTCGTGCAACGGTGAGGCACAGGACATCACGGTACAACTCGAACTGGACGAGGCTCTTGAGCCTATGGCTGGTGACGAGGATGAGTAGCGCCTTTACAGCGTTAGGCGGTAAAGAAACGCGGTAATCGAGAAGGAGAAACTGAGATGGCTCTTATCAAGGCAAAGGCAAGGCAGACTGACGCATCGTTCGCGGCTTCTGAAGGCGATGATGTTTTCGCTCGCGCCATGCGCGATGGCAGTCTCTACACGAACAACTGGTTCATGGCCCAGGCAATCAAGGGCCGGGCGTTTGGTGTCAATGGCGGTGTGCTAACCACGCCTCTGACGCTGAATGCAACCATTGCTGACGGCGAGCAAGACCTGCTGGTCAACGTTCCGACGAACACGACCATCATACCCGTCTACATTGCGGTGGACTTTGAGGACACCGGCACGGCCCAGGTGCTCGACGTTCTGGCGGTCGCCAGCGACATCTACGACAACGCCAACACCAGCACCGCCAAGACAATCTACAACATGCGCATTGACCAGCCGGCGGCCTCAAGATGCTCCGCCATGGCGGTCGTGACCGCTGGTGGCACGGCGGTCGAGACATCCAGCCACTTCGTCGAGTTCTGGCGGCCCTATGCCGGGTTCGGTGAGGATGCCTTCAACTCCTCGACCGGCTGGGTCAACTCGGCGGTCAATGGCTGCCACTGGAGCGTCGCGCAGGCCGTGGTTCCTCCCATCATAGTCGGCCCCGGCTCGCTCTCTGTGTTCGCATCGGCTCAGGCCGGGACGGGCTTCATTACGGCCATCTGGGTCGAGATTCCATCGGCGGAACTTGTGTAACCATGACATGCCACGAAGTCATTGACTGGCACACGCCGGCAACTGACTATGGCGAGGAGACGGTGGGAAATCACCGTCTTGCGAAGATGGTGTGCCGGCCGGGGGTGAGGCGCCACATGCCCATCCTCGGCCGGACGGCCACTTCCTTTCGGCAACCTGTCACACTGACGGTCCTTCAGGAAATGCACACCGGGCGCTGGCACGACTGGATGGCCGATGACCCGTACGACTACTGGGCCATGCAGGTGTATGCGAGGGCAGCGCATGGGAAGGTGGTCACGGCGGGCCTGGGGCTTGGCTTGCTGGCCCATGAACTTTTCAATAATCCCATGGTGACCAGTATCACGATTCTGGAACGCAGCGCCGATGTGGTGGCCTTGGTATACGGCTACCTGCCAGCGGATGATCGGCTGTCGCTCATTGTCGGTGACTACTGGGAATACCTCGAAAGCGGGAGCAACTTCGACACGATTATCACCGATACGTGGAGAGCCGTTAACTCACACGACCTGTGGGCGCTGTTTAGCAGGGAAGTGACGCCGGCGCGTGACTGGCTGAGGGCAAAGTATCCCGCCGCCACGCTAGTCTTTCACGGCTTCCCTGGGGCATCAGATATTCCACTGAGCGAGCCAGTATCACCTATCGAAAGTTGGGCCAAACCACGGGAGGCGGTTCATGCGTGACAGGGCAGTCATCGAGCACTGCGGCACAAGACCGGACATCCTGAGTCTGGAGGTGCTGCTCGACATACGCGACCTCATGGTCAAGTCCCTCAAGGCAACAAAGACAACGAGGAAACCCAGGAAACCGAGAAAGACAACATAGGCTAATCCAATCCTCCGTCATGATTGGCGGGCCGGACGAAAGTGGATAGCCCAGGGAGGATTACATGGCAACCGAAGTTAAAGGCAGCGGCCTCACACGCAGCGAGGGTCAAACCCAGGCTCTCTCGACAACGGCGCTGTGCGTGGCTGTAAAGCCTGGGTTTGACGGAATCGAACTCTACTGCTCAGACACCGTACGTTACAGCCAAGGCCCCAAACTTGTGCAGGCGCTCTACTACACTGGGTCGTCGGGTGTCTATACCGACGTGACCACCCTTGCGACCGACAGGACCGGGCCGGTCACACTCAATAGCATGGCGACGGCGGACGCCCTTTGTCTCTGCCTCTCAGACCCGACACGTGGCATCTACTATGACGTGACGAACACCAACGGGAACGCGGCCACGCAGGTTATCACGTACACCTACGATGTGGCTGAGGCGGACTACATCAAGATAACCGGCACTCTGAGCGGCACCTTCACTGTCGGCGAGACAGTGACCAGCACCTTTGATGGTGTGTTCGCTGCCTTGCCAAGCGCGACCGGTACTGTGGTCTACGACGGCAGCACCTATCTTGTCGTCAAGGCAAGCGCCGGGAATCGCTGGTTCACCGAGACGGCACTGGACGCGATGGCAACCGAGCATGGTGGCGTAAGCGACCAGACAATCACCGGGTCAACCTCTGGCGAAACGGTGACAGCAGTCACCGCCGTGGCACAGGCCACCATCGGCACGAACTACTGGACTAGCCTCAGCGGGACGGATGGGACGATAGCCGTGGCTGGCAAGACACTGGGGCAGGATGGCCTTGTAACATGGACCACACCGACGGATTGGGTGGCCTCAAAACTGGACGGTTCGTACCAGCACGGCTACTGGGTCAAGTGGTCTCCAAGTGGGGCGCTGGACTCCAGCGTGACCGTTGTAGGCATCATCCCGGCGGCCTACGGCACAGCCTACGCCTACCTCATTGGCGGACTTTCCCGCAACCAGCGTTTCAACAGGGCTCATGTGGGCGGCTACGAACTCATCGCCCTCTCGGGCACTCCGACGGCCTACATCAACTGGGAACGGGACTAAGGAGGGCGACGATGACAGGATACTCTAGCTCAGTCGCCAAGCCTCTTGGCAGAAAGGCCGATGTCGTCCTCGCCATGCCGGATGCAACCGGGACGGTAAGGGCTGGTGCGGACGCGGTAATCTCGTCAACCACGCCCATTGCTGACATCATGACATGGCGCGACCGCATTTACGCAGAGCGCGGTGGCGGGCTTCTTCAGCTTTCAGCGGGTTCGTGCATAGCGGAGCAGACGCTCCTACTTGACAGGCCGGTTGACATACAGGGTGTAGGAAGCGGCAACTGGATGTCACCAGCGCCATACGCCCAAAACTCAACGTACATCGCGGCCACGACCGGGCGTGACTTCAACATGGTCGAAGTCAACATGGCGTACAATGTCGAGCACATCACGCTCGCCAACCTCTGCATCGGCAATGGGATAGCCGGGAACTATGATGCCATCGTAATCGCGCAGACTGCCAACAAGCAGACGCAGAATGTGAACCTATCAAACCTCCGGTGGTCATGCAGCGGGGCCAGGCACGGGCTTGTTATAACTCCAGATGTGGCCGCACAGGTTCTCTACCGGATTGTGGTTGACAACTGCATTTCTGAGGACTGTACGGGAGGCGATGGCATTCACATTGACGCTAGCACTGCAGCCGTGCAGCACGTCTACATCAACAACTTCCGGGACCGCAATGACAAGAGAAGCATCTATGCGACCGGGGACGTGAGAGACCTTCAGGTGTTCGGCGGCCAGATAGCACCGAACGAGGAAGGCGTCTATCTGGACACGATAAGCACCGTCGGCAACATCGAGTTCATCAGCCTCCTATCGCTGGGCGCTGCGGCACCGACAAAGCCATTGTACTACCTCACCGGTGTTGACGGAGCCAAGTTCATCGGTGGCGGACACTGGAACGGCGGTAACGGGCGCGTTTATGGCTTCCAAGCCGTTCTCAGCGACTACCTCACGATAGACGGGTTGATGCTCAACGGCCATCTAGAAGGCGGCATCCGGCTGGAGGGCTGCCAGTGGGCGGGCATCCATAACGTCATGCTGAGGAATAATTGTCAAACCGCAGACAATACCTATGCTGAGATCGCCATGGTGTCAAGCGGCGCGACACACTGCAAGTACAATGTCATCCGCGGGGCGAGAATCTACGAGACGGCGGCCAACAAAGCCAAGTATGGAATCTCAGAAGCGGACGCGAACCAGGATTACAACACATGGGACGGGACGACCTACGGATGCCAGACTTCTCATTCTCTACGAAGCGGCGCACACTCAGCGTTTGCGCTCATGATATAGGAGGACGAAATGCCAGAAACCACGCAGCCACAAGACTCAAAGGGATTCGCACAGGGCAGCATCCATCGGGTGCTTACTGGCTATTACCGTCCGCCGGAACCCGTACGCTCATACACGACACAGGTGCTCACCGCTGACCGTTTGTACCTGACCCGCATTACCGTGGAGGAACCGCAGACGTGGGATAGAGTTGCGGTTGAAACAACGGCGGCATCCGGCGCGGGAACAGCGGTACGGGTTGGCCTATACTTCAGCGCCGCATCTGGAATGACGCCGGCGGGTGCCCCGCTTATTGCGGACTGGGGCGAGATAGCGACGGATGCCAATGCAATCGACACGGCGACCATAGACTACACGGCCAAAGTTGGGGTCTACTGGTTGGCGATGTACGCCGAGTCAACGCCGACGGTGAGGGCCTTTCGGCCCGCGTGGCCCCTGGCCGGACACCTGACCGCGTGGTCGGATGATTATGCCGGGTACTACTACTCCGGTAGCTATGGGGCGCTGGCCTCTACGTGTCCGGCAACGACCGGCCTAACCTACAACCCGCAGGTGTTGGTCTGCATGAGAATAGCGAGTTACCCGTAGGAGAAGCGTCATGAGCATAACAGCAGCGACTCTTGTGCAGCAACTTTCCGAGAAGCAGGGGGACTTCCTCTCCTTCACGACCACGGGCGCGGGAGATTCAACGTCGGTTATCTCGACCACGCTGTCCGCCTACTTCACGACCGACGACGCTATCATCGGGTGGTGGCTCTACGTCACGAGCGCCACCTGCCAGTACGAGGAAAAGCAGATAACGGACTACGCGGCCTCGACCGGGGACTGCACGACCATTGCCTTCAGCGGGACAGGCCCAGGGAACAGCGCAACCGTGGAGCTTCACCGCGTCCGGCCATCTCTCAAGCTGGGATTCCTCAACCGGGCCATGGAGCGGGCATACCCCTACTTCTATGACCGGAAGGATGACCGCAACCTCGTGAGCGGGAACTGGCTCATTGGTAGCCACTTTGAGGATTGGGCCAGTTCGTCCTACCCGGATGGGTGGGGTGTCACTGGGTCGCCTACAAGCTGCGCAGCGACGACGACAGCCGGGCAGTTCCGCTTCGGGTCAAAGGCCGTAGCCTTCGATGGTTCTGCTAGTTACGCCTCGGAGAACCTCTACCAGGGACAGGATGAAAACCGCCGGCTGCTTGACCTCGGAGGCCACAACGTAGACGCCTACGTGTGGGCAAAGCATTCTGGTGGCGTAGGCACCGCATACATGCAACTCTCGATAGTCGAACGTGCCTCTGGCGATATTACCTCTCACGTGAGCGATGCCTGCCCGGCGGCATTAGGGCTGTGGGCGAAATGCTCGCTTGAGAACAAGCTGGTTCCGTCAGACATAGACTACTTCAAGTTCATCATCTTTCCCGGAACAGGGGATGCCAGCTACTTCGACAATGCAGTTTTGTTCGGCCCGGTCGTCTATGAGTACGTTGTGCCTACCAGCCTCCAGCGGGTGCGCGAGGTCTACGTGTCGAGCAATGATTGGGACGACCAAACATTCGGACCGTTCACCAAGATGCGCGGGTGGACAATCACACAGGATAGCGGGACTCGGTACCTGCGTTTCAATAGCCAGCTTCCCCCCGACCGCAAGCGCCTGCGCATCGTTGGGGATGGCTACTTTACCGCCCTCAGCACCTACGCAAGCACATGGAACATCACGGTCGAACAGGCGGCGGTCCTTGTGGACGGCGCGCTCTGGCTCTACTACGAATCTGAGATAGGCAGCATCGGAGCGCGGGATGACTCGAAGTTCGAGAAGCGGTTGAACGCGCTCAAAGCGGACTTCGAAAACGGGAAGCGCAGACACATGATGGCGCAGCCGCCGATTGACGCTCACCCTGGGGGCCTGTGATGCCGACTCCGAGTAAGGACTTCGACATCACCCTGAAGACGAACAGCGGGACAGAGACCGGCTACAACCTGGCGCGGCGCAATGGGAAGCCGGTGTGGGATATGCAGGACGTGTCCTACTTCCCTCCAAACTACACTGTAGGCCAGCCTGGGGTAACTGACACGCCGCCGTCCGTGGCGACCCCAATCTATCAGGGGGACTTCACTGGCGGCATCGGTGAGTCGCTGCAAAACACTGGCAAAGGCTACTGGATGGGGGCCGGTATTGACGCGAGTATTCCTGGCAGAGTCTTCCCCGGCCCTTACAAGACAGATGAATCATTCGGCGCTCTGACGATAACCAACGGGGGCTTCGAGACGGCCCTGGGCGCTGAATGGACTGTGCTGGGCGGTTTTGCCCGCAATGCCGTGGCAGACGCGGCGACCTCCAATGAGGGTGAGCATTACGTTGCGGCGACTGGCGCTGGCGGCAAGCAGACATGGAGTGGGGCCACTGTGACCGCCCTCCGTGGCAAGACGCTAGTGGTGACGTGCGCCACGCAGGATGCTGTAGGCGGTGCGGCCACGGCCCACATGTCTCTCGCAGACGGGACTTCAACGGATACTGCGGACAGTAGCGGTGCTGGCGGCGGTGTGTATCAAGGTCTTTCCGTAAGCATCACCGTGGACGCGGCGGCGACTGACATCACCCTGACTCTCTATGTTACCGGCGCCAATCAGTGTTACTTTGATTCCGTTGTTGCCGGCGTTCCGAAGTGCTTTGCTCGCTACAATGGGGTAATGTACGTGAGCCGGGGCGCTCGCGTCGAGACATGGGTTGCCGGGGTAGTGACAGAGAGCCACGTCCTCCTACACGAGGTAAGCGACCTCAAGGTGTATGGAATCTATCTCCTGGCCGCCTGCGGCAGCAAGTGGCCCTACGCCTACTACGACCCTGCAACGTCGGCTTGGGTTGACAGCACGTTGGCCGGGGTCAAGGCGTGTGCAGAACTGTTCGGCGTTGTGGGGACGACGCTTTACAAGGCCGTTGCCGGGGGCTTGGCTGCCGACCCCACGGCGTCTCAGGTAGTGGACGATATTAGCACAAGCACGAATCCCACCAACGCCGGGGACTGGGCAGCGACAACCGCCGTGGGGATGCCGCAGCACGACATCAACGGCCTGCCCAACGGGGTTGACGTATTCCTTTGCAAAGAGAACGGGGTGTACTCTCTTGATACTGGTGTCCCTTACCTCTATGCGGACCTGAAGGATGAGGAGGCCAGCACATCGGGAAAGTGGGCGGTGACGTTCGGGGGTGTGCTCATCAATCCGTGCGGGACCGTTGCTCTGAAGCGCATCACGGAAGCGGATGTGATATATGACATCGGGCCGTGCGAACTGGCGACCGACAACAGTGTCTACAGGTTGCGTGTCAAGGCAGTCGCCTCAGCCGGTGGATGGCTCTACGCTGTCATTCACGGCAGCACCACGGCCATTCTACTGAAAGGCGGCATACCCCGGGGCGAGACAGAGTGGCGCTGGCATCCTATCTACTCGTGGACTGCCAGTGAGATTTATGGCATGGCGATTGAGCCGGCCAGCACGCGGTACATCCTGGTGGGGACCGAAGACAAGATAGTCTACTTCAACCTGCCTGAAGCGAACGTTGACCTCGACAATGATACCAACTACAAGTTTCAGACGGGCGGGACGCTCGTGACCCCATGGTACAACGGCGGACTGCCCGGTGTGAGCAAGGCATGGCAAAACCTCACTGTTGCCTCAGAACAATGCAGCACCGGTCACTACACCATCGGGGTCAAGTATCGCGTCACGCGGGGCGGCGCGTGGATCACCACGGGCCTGAGCGCAACCAGCATCGTGACCAGCCCGTCGCAGACAATCTACTTCGGGCAAGGTGTGACCGGGACCGAGATACAGCTTCAGTTCACGTTCACGACGGATGACTCAACCACATGCCCCATTCTCAACGCCTTCACGCTTGAGGGCCGCAGTCGGCCCACGAAGCACAAGAAGGTGCAGTTCGCCATAGACGCCTCGGAGAAGTTGGGGCGGTATGCGGGCGGCATGGAGCGCATTTCAGTCTGGAGCAGGGTCGGCACACTTCTGGCCCTGGGGGATGAGACGAGCCCGGTTGCCTTGAAAGACCGGGCGGCGACGACAAGATACTTTCACTTCGACACGAGGTACACCATCGAGGAAGACCAACAGGGGTTGCAGCCGACGGTGTGGGTGTGGTTTGATGGGACCGAAGCGAAGGTGGCATAATGAGCCCTAGCGACGAGGCGATTCTTCGTGAGTGTGTGGCTGGCATTCAGGTTCTAACCGCTCGTGTAGAAGAACGGCTGGATGGATTCATGTCGCGCCAGGACGAGCGCCACAAAGAGAATCAAGACGCCATGCAGCGGAGCCGCGACGAAATAATCAAGATGCAGGCTCTCTATTCCGGGCTGTTCCCCCGGATGATGACAATAGAGGAGGAACTGGCTTCCATCAGGAAGTCAGGTTGTAGGCCGGAGTTCGAGGCCCAGGTGGTGCGGTGGCGAGAGTCAATAGACAAGCGGCTGGATAATCTGGAGGCGTTCCGAGAGAGCTTCAGGAAACGCGAGGCCACAGGAGAAAAGAAACTGTTTGGCAAACTCCCCGTGACGACTGCAATCTGGATAGCGATTGCGGTTCTATTCGGCCTGGTGCTGGGCGTCCCCCCGGAAGCGTTTGAGAGCGCGATAAGCGCGCTTATGAGGCTCTTCACAGGCTTGTGAACGAGCAGTAAAATCTATGGAGGCGTCAACAATGAGACCCATCGCACTCGTATTCTACGGCTGGCACAACAACACCCAGGACAACCGCATTTTGGCGGCCAAGCCCCTGTTCCTGTTCGACAACACCCCGAAAGGCCCGTGGCATGGGAACTGCTCTCCGTCCAAGTTCGAGCCAGCCGGGATTCATGTCTACTCATACCTTACCAGCGGCTACGAGGGTGGCCGCCGAAGTATCCCCTCGGACCTTATGAGCAACCTTGCCTTCATTGACGCCATTGCGACCGAGGGCGTGACCGGCATCTTTCTCGATGAAGTATCCAACAATCCGGGGGCATCGAGCCTGAGTTACCTAAGAGAGATTTTCCAGAGATGCCGTGAGCGAGGTCTCAAGCTCATCTTCAACACAGGTGTTAGCGGCTTTTCTAGTGACCTGTTCATGGCAGACTATGTGATGGCCCGGGAGAACTGGGACGGCACGCTCAGGGGCAGCGAGGCAAGCAATCCGGGGCGCGTTCTCACTCTCTCTCAGCAGGTGACTGATGCGGTGACCGCTGCGGAACTGACGAACAAGGCGCAGGAGTTAGGGCTTGCCGGGCACTACGCCGGCCCGTACACCAGCCTGCCGTCATGGTTCGAGGCGTACGTGGCTGCCGTGCCTGAGATAGTGTCGCCTGAGCCTGAGCCTAAACCAGAGCCCGAACCTGAGCCTCAGCCGCCTCCGCATTCCGTCATCACGGTGGCCCTGAATGCGCAGAACGGGATTGTCACGCCGGGCCAGTGGCAGAAGGACGCTGCCGGTAACTGGACCTGTGCATTGGATGTGGCGACTCCCGGCTAGCGCCAGCAGGTGTCTTTTGTTGCCTCGTCAATCGCCCTATCGACATCCCGGCGCAGCCAGGGGATATGCAGGATCAGCCAGCGCAGTAGGCGGACGCGCATCATGACCTCCTAGGATTGCCTTGATAACAGCGGGCCGACACCATAGCCTTGCCCACTGTTGCACTTCGCGCGGATACGCTATTTTGTCGTCCGGGTCTCGGTATAACTGGACGAACGGGATGCAGCCAGCATTCCACACCGCGCGAATGCGGGCCTCTATTCTCTCTAGTGGTTCCTCGTGAGGTTTGGCGAGAACGTAGCAGTACAACTTGTTGCGTCCCAGCCATGATAGGATGCGTGCCGCTTCACGCAGTGGGTCAATGGAGCTTTCACGGTCACAGGCAAGCCACGCTGAGGCCACCCGGATGCGACGCAGGGCTTCGGATAGCTGCTCGGTCACAAGATCAGCCTGAAAGCCACCCCGGAAGTCGGCAGCCCTTGACTGCTTATTGAGCATGGAGAACACGGCCTGCTGGTGCTGCCACGAGCATTGAAGTAGGTTGTTGTCCTGTATGATATGACCAGCGCAGATCGGAAGTTCGCGCAGCGTTCCCTCTCGTTCTGGAACAAAACACTCCGGGCAATGGTTCTCGCAACCCCGGCTTGTGAAGGTTATGCCTTGCCTGACGAACATACCCGGCGTGAAGGTGTTGCATGGTGATCCGTAGGCGGGGCCGCCCAATTCCACATCTGAGTAGTATTGCGACCACGCTTCGGCCAGATACTCAGACTCCTTCCGGTCCCATGTGAAGCAGCAGGAGACCATGACCTTGTCGGCCTCTGGGCGCTCCAGCGGAGGCGGGCCGATGAAGGCGAGATTGTCGGTTGGCGTGTAGGACGTGCGCTGCGGGAAGACGCGAAGTACGCGCATCATTTCATCTCCATCAGCAGCTGTCTGAGTCTTTCGACTGCCACCTGACACCATTGCTCGTCGAGTTCAATGCCCACCATTTTGATTCCCAATCGCTTCGCAGCCACCAGTGTGCTACCCGAACCCATGAACGGGTCGCAGAACAAGCCGCCGGTTGGAGTAGACACAAGCTTGATAAGATAGTGCATCAGGTCTGAGGGCTTGACGGTAGGGTGCTGCGGCAACTTGCGGCCTTCGCTGTCACGCTTTTGGCGGTCGCCGTTCCCGGCCTTCGCCGTGTAGAAGAAGCGGGAGGCGCCAGAAAGACCATCCCTTTCACCATGAAACCCTGTTACTAGGTCTGTGCCTTTACCGCCTCCGAATATGGCGTTAGCGGTGCGGCGCGATGACCAATGTCCATTGCCTACAGCACCGCTCTGCTCGTCCAGCATGGCGGCGGCGTCCTCATCCAACAGCAGGTTCGCGGGGTAACGGCCGCGCATAGTTTCTCCAAGCTGGCGCGACCCATGGATGCCACTGCCATAGACTGCCCCATCCATGGCTTTGTCATTGCGGCATTGTATGTGTGGTCGCGGTGTCTCTGTCGCAGTCCTGCACCCGTCCACATTCAAGCCAGCTACCCCATGTGCCAGCGCATTGTGCGCGTAGGTGCCATCAAGCGGCTTCATCGCCCACAACACCGGCTCCCAGGCGGGCTTCAAGCAGGACCCCCACGATTCCAGACCGCCTGCCATATCTACGCCGTGCAGGTGGCCGTAGTCCGTCTCAGCCATGACCGCCCTGCCCACATTGCGGGATTTCGGGAATCCCTGCCCGTACAGCCACATGAGCGTATCCCGAATCTCCCATCCGGCATCCTCGATCGCGCACGCCAGCCGGTGCCATGTGCGGGTGCCTGAGAAGGCTAGAAGGTTCGCTCCGGGCTTGCAGACATCCGATAATATGCACCAGAAGTATTCGCCGGGAACCTGCCTGTCCCAATCCTTGCCCATGAACTCCAGACCGTAGGGTGGGTCAGTGACAATGCCATCAAAGCCTATGTCCAGCTTGGGCAGCACCTCCCGGCAGTCGCCGTGGGCGATGGCGACCGAGGCGTCAGAGTAATACCACTTCACGCCAGTAGGGGGCCAAAGGTCTATCATCTCATCTCCAGCGGCAGCGACACCGCATCTATGCGATGTGCCGGGTCCGTTTTTCCTCGGTATGTGGCTCTTGAAGATGCCCGGCACCGGGAACACGTGAGGTGCTTGCTATCGTCACGGTCCCTGCCACATTCCGTGCACAGTCCAGATTTCTTGAACCTACGCCTCACCCGTCGTCGCACTGCGTTGTAACGCTCCCGGTTGAAACTTCGCTTCACGGCCTCATCTTGGCGCTGTCGACAGCGATGGCAGTATATGATGTCATCAAATCCGCGTTTACCACCGCAGACCGGGCAAAGGCCATGGCTCAGGCGATCGTTGTACAGTCGTTGGCGACGTTCCCGTTTTACCGCTAGGCACCGACGGCACATGCGGTGCCCTTCGCTCGGTGGCCTTCTTCCACACTGGAGACACAGGCCAGCTTCTAGCCGTTCCCGCTGGCATTTTCTCCACCTGCTCGTGTCCATCACAAGCACCATCCGCGCCACTCCCGGCTCCTCGTAGAAGGCGGTCACTGGCGGGCCTCTTGCTCGGCTATCGCCGCCAGTATCGGGTACACCTGTTGCGGCACGACTGCATTCCCCAGCACCTTCAGCTTGTTCACTCGCCCTTCCCTTTCGTGCGCGAGCGGCGGCGGCATTTGCCAGTCTCCGCCGTACCAGTCGGGCAGTCCAGCCAGCCGGCCGGGAAGCCCATCATCCAGGCAACGAAGGCCGGATTGAGAGTGCCATTTCCGACCTCCCGATGAACATGCGAGGCGAGACTTGCATGTCGTATCACGTCCGTTTCGTGACGATCCGAATCCGATGCCGACGGCATCGGGTATAGCCGCGCCACCTCCGCGCTCAGATACTTGCCGTGCGTTCCCGCTTCCTGACTCGGCGTTCTGTGCGTCGTCCTGTTCTCGTTGAGTGATGCTCGTGGTGTCGGCAGCAACGCCTTCAGCAACCCGCCCTCGTCCGGCCTGTCCTTCCCCTTGCTCATACGGTTGCCTATGGCATCGGCTACCGTCATTGTGGGCAACAATAAACACCCTGTCTCGCCTGTGCGGGGCGTTGACGGCGCAAGCTGGAACAATGACCGTCTCGCAGGCGTAGCCCGCACCCTCCATGTCAGATAGCACACCGTCGAGGCCCATTGTGATGATTCCAGCAGGGTTCTCAAAACAGCACCAGTGAGGCTTGACCTCGGCAAGCACGCGGATAGTCTCATGCCAGAGCCAACGGTCGTCCTTCTTGCCTCGTCGCTTCCCGGCGCAAGAAACGGGCTGGCAAGGAGGCGAAGCTGTGATGAGGGTGAGACCCTCTCTGATATTCGCTTTACCACTTGCGACAGATTGGAGCATCCGCCCTTTTTCCGCCTCAGAATAAGATTGCTGTCCGGGATGCTGAGGGCATCCATAGCCTGCGGCGTCGGCAAGAGCCTGTCGAACTGTGTCATCGGTCACGTCCTTCACATCTGGAATGATTGGTACTCCTGGCCAGTGGTGGCGTAGCACGACTTGACACCACGGGTCAATCTCACATAGCAGCACGGTGCGGAAGCCGGACCACTCAGCGGCAAGATCGAAGCCGCCCACGCCCGAAAATAGGCTGACATTGGTGAGGGTCATGCCAGCGTCCTCTCCGTTTCTGCGCGGTCCCTGGGTTCCCAGCAATACCACTCCGCACTTGCCCCTTGTAGACAGTCCTTCCAGGCGACCTGCTCAGGTGACAAGCGACCCCAGTGCGCCTTCACTTCTATAAACACCACGCGTTCACGCACGAGTACGAGGTCCGGGAATCCCGCACCGTCGCCGGCAACCGCTGTCTGCCACTTGCCGCGCATGTTGAGCCCGGGCCGGAAGTGGGCGACCATCCACCCTTTCAGGTGCGCGTACTCTATGATGTTGGCTTGCCACTGTACCTCGGACAGCGAGTCCGCCAGCAGTTGCGCCGCCGTGCGTCTGGGCCGGGTCATGGCTGCTTCTTCCCTGTCAGTAGATTAATACAGCAATCTTCACACAGATGAGGCAAGCCCTGGGTCTCATCTGCTTCAACCTCTGTAGGTTGCTGACATATCATACAGGGTCGTAGTTCGCGCTGAGCCCTCTGGAATGGGATACCGTTGCTGTCATAATCCCATATCAAGGTCATGGCTGCTTCTTCTTTCCCCCGCAGATGGGGCAGACAAACACTCCACATAGCCTACGTTTGCACGAAACACAGCATTGCGGATTGACATAGGCAAGACAATCGGCTCCACATCTCGTACAGTGGCAAGGGGCCGCGCCGGTCACTTGCTTAGTCATTGCGTACCTTCCTCTTGGTAGCCGCCACATCTCATGCAATACCATTCGACTACCAAGTCTGTAAACTCAGCATTGCTCTCAGTATGTCCTCCAATGTAATGAGCAAACCTACCACAATACAGACAGTGAAACGGAGGGGCCGCGCCGGTCACGCGGCCCGACTGAGATTGTGGTTTTACGATTCGTGTGCTCATAGTAGGCACCAGTCCCTATTTACTTGCCACGCCCAAGACAAGGCGCTCGACATTTTCCCTGTCAGTTGGGAAGGGAGAAAACCATCTGACCTGCATTAGTGGAATATGGCGCTCCTGATGCGCGTCATCGTGCCCTCCAGTCTTCTTCTGGCGAATCCACAGAAGGTATGCGCCAGCCCTCCATTCCTCCACATTATCGAATACCTGAATGTAGCCATCCCACCATCTTACTGTTAGCTTCAACCTGTTACTCCCTTTCGTCCAGCTCGGACCGGTCCCCGGACGAGGGCGGTGGACTCTCCCCCCATGCAGGGGCATGCTGATGCCCGCAGCCTCTGATCCTTGGGCAGTAATCCGGCTTCTGAGGGTCGCAATCACAGTCGGTATAGGGGCATGTATCCTTCACCTCCTGCCGCAGTTCTTGGCCAGGATAAAGTGGCTGGAGGCTGTTCTTCAGGAATACGGCCGCGCCTACTCCGCTTGCAGCCCATAGCACACCGTTAATCCAGTTGCGTTCCGCTGGTAGTGATGGCTTCGTCTGCGAACCAACGATGACCCAGGATATTCCGGCACGTTCCAGTTCTACGCCGGTCATGCTCAGTTCCTCAAGAAGCGGCTCACAACTGAGAAACTTCACGCTGGCCTTGACCTTGCCCAGGAAGTGGAGTGCTGGGGCAAGGAACTTCTGCCGTGTCACGGTCACCCCGACCCAGCAGTTAGGCGGGAAGGACGACCACTGTGCGAGGTTCTGAGGCTGTTTTGTCAGTAGGTAGAAACGGTGCCGCTCATTCCAGTAGAGCTTATTCATTACTTGCCGCGTCCAATCCCAGGGTACGCCAAGGCCGAACAGGTCGCCCATGTCACAGACGAAGATGCCCTTTGGACGCTCGCCGAAACTGTCGTCCAGCTTCCCCGGCCAGAAGCGCGGGTAGAAGGGATCGCGTGGATTCTCAATTACCGCTACGCCGCGGCTTGCGCTGGGAATCGTATAAACGTGCTTCAGCCTCCCATGCGCCAGCTGGTAGGCATAGCACGGGAAGCCGCCGCCCCGGCAGATGCCGTGGTCGTGGTTAAGGCAGCCGGTTATGGGATTCCAAGTATAGCCCGGGCTGCCGTTTGGGTTCTTGACCCACTCTATTTTCGTATGGCTGTTCACTTCCCGCTCCCTTCCTTGGCGAGCTCCAGGCCCGCTTCTTTGGCCCATGCCGAGAATAGCTTACCAAGTTGCTCGGGCGTCGTGTCGGGCGGCATAGACGCTATGAAACTCATCATTCCTTTGACTCCGGCCGCATAGCTCGCGCGGGCTTGGGCTTCCAGAAGTTCCGTTATGGGAATATGGAGGATGATGTCACTCCTGCCGTCTTCGGACCACTGCTGCCGGACCTTGAGCTTCTTCAGACTGAGTACGCTGTCCTTCCAATGGCTCACTTCCCGCTCCCTTCCTTCGCCAGCCGTTCCCGCTCCTCGTCTGTGTACGGCGTTGGGTTGATGTAGTGGCTGGCACCGGCAGCCTCGGCGTGCTTGAGCGCCTTGGCGACCGCGGCGTCGGTGCTGGCAAGAGGTTTCGTGATTCCGGCAAGGTAAGGGTCACTCGTTGTATCTGCTGGTGCCGCCTTCGGCTTCCGTCCGCGCCTGGCCTTCGGCGCTTCGGGGGCGGCCTTGGGCTTGCGCTTCCGCAGGCTCACCGGCTCGTCAGTCAAAACGATGGTAAACCTACCACGTAATGCAGAGAACGCCTCAACTTGTTCGACGGTGATTGGTCTCCAACTCAGACTGATGGTCCCCACGTAGCATAGGTCGCCGTCGTCGGCGACCTTATCTACGACATTGAGTAGTGCATCCTTCAGTATCAGTTTCACCTTCATTCTCCTTTCGTTCGGCGGGCTGGCCTGCGCCTTGGTGCTATCGCCCTCGCCCTCTGGTGCCGCGACTCCCTAGCCTACAGGCTCCCATGGCGCTTCATCCAGCCAGCCCACCGCTCCGGCCTTGCCGGGGGAGTGTAGCCGGTACTCGACCATGCTGACCCCCTGGCCGGAGGTTCTTGGCGGCTCTCCGAGTTGCACGGACTCGCGTAGTACCATCAGGACCAGTCTTGCACTTCACTGGTAGCCGCCATGTTGGGGCCGGGGCGACAAACTCCCGGCCCCGTACTAAGGAGGGACACGGGCCACGAAAGCCTGGGCCCCTCCGTGGCCCGCTCATTTGGTCTCAAACTCCGTCGGCGTTGCCGTCACGAGCCCGGCTGCATGAAGGAATCCCCATGCGCTGTCAAACGCCTTGATGTCCTCGAACCGGAAGGTCCGGCCTTTCGGCCACTGTGCGGCCAGAACCTCGGTCGCTCTAGTGTCGTCAACTCCCTGGGCATGAAAGGCCCGCTTGAAGTCGTCCACGCTGCCAAACATCTTGTCTTGCTGCTTCACGGGCTGCCCGGTAGGGGCAGGGCCGGTGTCTCTCGGGCTAGCCGGAACAGGGGCCTTCTCGGTGCGTTCCTGCGCGATTTCGCCTGTCTCGGCATCGGCCTCAATGTCGCCACCCTTGAAGTCCTCAATGTCCTGGGTAAACATGTCGGACAGGCGGCCCACGCTCAGGGAAGCGTCAACCTCGGCGCGCTTCTTCGCCATCTTGAGGATGGTGTTGACCTGGCTATAGATGTCCTCGTTGTCGAGGCGGTACATGGTGAACTCTTTGCCGGACTTCCGAGATCGGCGCTTCTGCATGACGAGCTTCGACTTGTCCACTTCCGGCGGTACGTCTGACCCGAACACCCAGCGCCAGCGGTACTTGCTCTCTTTGCTGTTGCACTCGCCCAGGCCCTCGGATACCACGACCCCGGTCCCGATATGGCGCGCCTGGCACTTCACGATGTAGCGGAAGAAGCCGGCCTGCCAGTCCTCTACCTTGTCAAGGATGGTGTACTCGTCGGCCAACTCAAGTAGCTTGAGAATCTTCTCAGCACCCGGTTTGAGTAGCGTCGGCTTGGTCCCCGTGCCCGGTATCACGCCGTAGTCATGGCCCTCTTTGAGTGTGGTTCTGACGAGTGCCTGAAAGCGCCCGATGGCAGCCAGTTTGGTTTTGAGTTGGCCTTCCTCTGGCACGTCCAATGCCCCCGGCGCTACTGTGATAGTGGCTAGTTCCCGTCCTGGTTCCATTGGTAAAACCTCCTGAGCCTGCCCGCCATTGAACGGTCGGGGCTTATGGCTTGCGAGACTGTGCCGCTATGGCCCGCGCTTCTTCTTTGGCCGCCTGTACGCGCTGCGCCTTCTCGGGTTCCCCATGCACTGGACACCACGGCGCAACAAGGTGCCGCTTGTAGTGGTGAATGAACCCGTCCATCTCAAGGGATGAACACTCCATGTCAAAGCAGGTGCACTTGTCTACCCCGTTCATCGCGCCGCCTCCATCATATCGTACAGTGCGTTATTGAACCAATGCTCGCACGCATCCTCATAAGCATCCGGTGTTTTCCTAAGCACGTCTATCAATCCCGGAGTACATACTTGGACGGAAAGCTGATGCATCAGCCGGACGCTCGGCGGGATGTCGGCAAACGGAATCCACTGCTTACCGGCCAACTCTGCTTCCTGTTTGGTCATGGCTTCGCCTCCCCTTTCGGCAGCGGGTCAACGTAGTGCAGAGGGTCTCGCATATCCATGACGCCTAGGTTCAACTCGTCAATCTTGCGCATGGCTCGACGTACAATATCGCTAGGCAATTCTCCCCTGCGAGCCGCGGCGATGACATCATCGATTGTGATGCCTATTTGGTTCTTCGCCTCTGCCCCGTTCATCTCGCCGCCTCCAGTCGCCCGAAGTAGGCCGCCTTGTCGAACTCCTCGTCTACCTCAGCGGCCAGTACAGCGGCTTCCTCGTCGGTCGGGCCGGCCATCAACTCGTTATACGCTTCCTCGGCGCAGGCGTTCTGGTAAGCGTCCTCAGCCATTCGCATAGCATCATCCTCCTGCTGCGCGACCCATGCCCGGATCTCCCGGTCGGTGATTGCCCACGAGTTGCGCCAGTTGGAGACAAACTCCAGCTTGAAGTCGTAGGCATACTGGCGGGCAAGGTCCGGGTCGCCAGTAGCATCACGCAGAAGCCAGCGGGCGAGGTCGGAAGGGCCGGTGCCAAGGTAGCCCCACGAAAAGTCGCCAACCATGAGCGCTGAGTCCCGGTACACAAAGTGAACTCCCGCGCGTGACCGTAGCCCCATGTACATCACCACAGGCTCTTTGTTTCGTGCGTCCACGCACTTGTTGGTCAATTCCCGGTCGTTCATTTCTCTCCCTCCTGCAAACATTCCTTGCACTTCAGTGTTCTCCCCGATATGTTCCAGCCTAGGATACGCTCGTACTTTGTGCAATATGGCTTCATGGCTATAGACTTGTCGTAATGTTGGCACTCCTGCATTGGTCCAAAGATTCCTCCAGTATAACAACCGTCACCTACTGGCCTATCTACGAGAGTAATCATCACACCTCACTCAATATATGCTGGGCAACTTATGACACTATCCTCGAATGGCTCATCTAAGGCTAACCCGAACTCCATCTCGTCATTCCAACATTCAGGAACCCAAGGATAGTTGAGGCACCGTTTGCATAGATGCACAGGGCCATCATTTTCCCACAGCGTACTGTCTGCCACGGTCATACCTCCTTGCTCAGCCATGGACACCAGCCGCCGGCGTCAAAGGCGCTCTCGTGAATCCTGAACGGCCTCTCGGTCAACACTACTTGGGCAACCTCCCGCCTCGTGTGCGGCATGTCCGGGCGCTGGGTTCCCGGATTGACTGTCTGCCACCACTCCAACCAGGTCAAGCCGCTTATCTGGCCGCAGCCGCGCAGGGTTAAGGCGCACTCAAGGTTTGTCATGGGTGGCCTCCTCCCGCTTGCCGGGGCAGAACGGCTGGCGCTTGCTATCCAGTATGGCTGGCATCCATCGGTCAGTATTCCGCATGTAGATGTTGAAGCAGTCCTTAGTAGCCCCACATACCACACAGGTCTTGCGCTTATACCCCGGCTTATAGGATGTCAGACGCCAATCGTGTTTCACTTCATTCCATCCTTTGGCCGATCCCACAATGTCGAGTGGCAATGCCGGTTGGGGCATATCCTCGGCCGCTCGACCGTCCTCGGTATCCACTTGTGCCCGCACCTCAGGCACTCGCAAGGGGTGATAGTTTTCTGTTTCATGATACTCACTATATCACGTGCTACCGCACCTGTCAATCCCCCCTGGTACCTTTTCTACCATGATTCAGTCCCCATGCCGTGACGCGGTTGACGGTGCGGCGGACGGGCTCGCCCATCAGGCCAAGGAATAGGGCGGCGCAGGTTATTAGGAATATGGCCCAAAAGATAGCGGCAATCATAACCGCACCATCCCGAACCGCACCCGGCGGTTGTAGTCGGCCATTCGGCAGGATAAATAGTCTTGACCGCAACCACAACACCGTAGCTCATAATGAAAGCAGGGGTGATTGCGAGTAGCAAAACAATATTGGCCCTGCTTGTGCCACGCGCACGGGTCAGCCGGCGTCGGCGGCGGCTGCTTGTCGGGGATCTTCGCCAAGCGGCGGAGTTGGGCAGCCCATTCTTCGCCCGCGTGGCGCTGCAACTGGTTGTAGCAGTTGGATGCCTCGTCCTCCAGCCACGCCGCGACCTTTGCCAGTTGTTCCGGGGTCAGTGACAGTTTCATTTCACCTCCTTGCTACCATTGAGATAATGCACTCGTTCCGCAGCATCCTGTTTGTTGTTATGGTCACTTTCCGGTTCCCATTCGCCATTTGGCTTGTAAAAGCCTACGGTCCACAAGTGCGGCTCGCTCCTTACGTAGACGTATTGGGTTGTCATTTCTCCTCCTTCGCTATAGCGGTTATCCAGTGGCGTTCCTCGTTGTCAGACTGCGCTTCGACCTCGACACGGGTAGCGCTGACTGCGCGGACATCATCGTCGGCACTGGATACGCCGATTGTGAGTGACAATAAGCGGCAAGCGAGGACGGCGGGACACGAGAAGCGCTTGTTGAACGTTACCCGCAGTATGAAGGTCCGCTGCCTGTGGCTGTTCATTTCGCGTTCTCCTTCTCTAGACGCGTTTTGGTTTCCTGCAATCGTCGAGCGAGTGGAGCAAACGGGTTTAGGCCGAGTTGCCGCTCAGTGCATAGCCGGACCAGGAAGTCGCGGTCGCTGAGTCTAGCTAACTCCTTGACAGTCCAAGTAAATCTCAGGGGTGTCATTTCATTGCCTCCTCTCGTGCTATGGCGGCCCGAAGTTCATCTTCCAGGCGCCGGCGGTGGACATCGGCCCTGTGGCTCTCGTTGGCAATCCAGCCCGAATGCAGGTCGTCAACGAGTTCCCGTGCAATCTCGATCAGCGGGCGCGCCTTTGTGGTTGTCATTTCGCCTCCTCTTCCCCGATGGACTGTGCTACCCTGAACACCATCTTCATTATGCGCTCATATTGCACAGCCCCATCCTCCTTGGGAAACGTTGCTATTAACTCGTCGTTTCTGTACACCCCCCATTCCCCAAGGCTTGTTTGCTTGTGACTATACCGTATCTTCATTTCGTTGCCTCCTCAGTCTGCCGTGTTGGGCCGCATCTTGGTAAAGAGCGCCGCAAATCCGCCATCCTTCGTGCGGTATGAGTGGCGAGCGGCCCTGTTGGCCTCTGCGGTCACGTTCTCGGGTTTGTCCTCAGTGATAGTGACACGCCGCTCCTCGTCGGGATTGTCCCAATCATAGTGTTCGTGAAAGCGCCGGATGGCGCGCGGTTGCTTGGTACGGTCCACGATATAGAAGCCGTTGTCCCCGTGGTCAGTGCGCACATGGCGCAATGCTGCCGGTGTGATAGCATCCGGGCCGTTGGCAACGCCTAGGCTCAAGCCGTCGGTCGTGTCCTGGTCGAAGAAGTCGCCGACGATGTGAACGAATCTGGCGCACTCGTAATCTGCATCCGCCCTTACGTGGCGCCGGTCCAGTTCGTCAAGGAACTGGTACACGGATTCAGGGCCGCCGTTCCAGTGGAGGTAGACGGCTGGGCTAATGTCCCCATTAGCCGTGAAGATGATTGTCGCTCTGTTTCCCATTTCGTTGCCTCCTCAGTTTGCCGCGTTGGCGGCTATCGTATTTCGACCTCGTAGCCTGCGGCCCGGAGTGCTGATGCCTCAAGCGCGATGATTGGTGCGCCACCGTGGGGCATCTCGCCTATGGTGGCAAGTGCGCTCCTCTTTCCACCATTGGAGCCGCCAGTTATTTCAACCTCCACATGGTCTAGCATGGCGCGGTCTGAGCACGTAACCTCAACCCCGACATTCCAGCCCCGGATATGCCCACTGATGCCGGTCTTGGCCGTTCCTTGGCGTGTCGGCTTTGGGCGGGGCTTGCCCCTTACGGCCCCGGAGAGCCGCCATCGGGATTAGCTCATCCCGTGCCCGGTGTCGTTGCTGTACCAGACTATCCAGCCGCCGGCCGCACGCTCATAGACATAGGTGCGATACCCACGCTCCCGACAGTACCGGGCGGCTTCGCGTGCCTCCCGGCGCGTGGGGTAGACATCGTATTTGCTGTACACTCGTCCTTGATAGGTTCTCGTTTCCATCTCTGTCCCTCCTTCGTCCTACACTCGTATCATAGCACGTGCTGTGGTGCGTGTCAATAGGCTAGAACCTGGTAGTTATACTAGGTTTTCGGACAATCGGATTGACAGGGCGCGTATATCGTGATAAGGTATGAGTATGCCTAGCACAATCCAGCTTCCCCGATGGTGTTGTTTGCGTTGCGGCCATACCTGGGTGCCGCGTCGCGAGGAACCTCCCCTCGTTTGCCCGAAGTGCAATTCCCCCTACTGGTTCAAGCCCCGGCGCAATGACCTCCCGCGTGTACGCAGGAATAATGGTAAGGAGTCTCAGGGTGGCGCGACCACGTAGCATCGGCCTGGAGTATTTCCCTCACGAGTGCCAGGCCCGCCACGATGATAAGCTCTCTCTTCTGATGGCTGAATGCGGCACTGATGCGTATGCCTGGTGGTTCATGCTTCTTGAGTGGATGTACGGCTCCGGTAACCTCATTTTCCCATCCCAAGATCATGCGGCCGTCGCTCTGTTGTCGCATGATTGTCGCGTCACCGTGAAACGTTGGCGCAACATTGAACTCGTTGCGCTCAGATTGTCGTTAATAGAAAAATGCGACGGCGGTATCCGTTCCGACAACATAGACGATACGTTTAAACGCTGCTCCGCTGAACGTGATGCCAAGCGCCGGCAACGCGAGATTCGTCGTGGACAAACTGCTGGACAAACTACTCCCCGAATTAGTGACAAACCGGTGGACACGTCCAACACAAAGGAAAGGATACCAAAGGATATACAAAGGACAAACTCCCCTAATGATAATGTCCCCCCTTCTCCAAAATCCGAAATCATGCCCGGAGTCTTTTTGTCAGAGTCGGAACATCAAAGCCTGATAGCTCGCTTCGGCCCGGATGAAACAGCTCGGCGCATCGAATCTCTGAGCAACTATATCCTCTCCCGGGGCCTCCAGAAGAAGTACAAGAGCCACTACCACACTATCCTCACATGGGAAAGGAGCGAACATGGTCAATCCACTTCAGGAAGACAGCCTGCTGGAC